TGTCGATGGCACATCGGTCGCCAGTCACACAGTCGCATATACGGATAATAACTGGGCACCTGTGGCGTCGCCGCTCAGTATTCGGGAGAATCTTCTGCACGGCGCGTCTGTCGGGCAGTGGACTGGCTCGGTCGATGAAATGGCAACGTGGGATACCGTCCACTACACGGGCAATTTTACGCCGCCGGTTGCTCCATATACTGGCTCCGAGACTGGTCTCATTGCAGTCTGGCATCTCGACGGAAACATGAACGGTATCCGCGGCCCAGCAGGGTTGTAAATGAACAGCGCGACGATCCAAGCCCGTGTCTTCAAGGGCTACGGGAAGGCTGCTGTCATTTTGGGGGAATGCTACGCCTTCTACCATTCGGTTTCCGTCGACCGGCTTCTCGGTGAGGATGGCACTCCGATTCTGACAGAGCTGGGCGCGGAAATTCATCTGCCGACAAGCCGCTATGTCCTCGATGAGAACGGCAACAAGGTATTCGGTGAAGATGGCAGGCCGCTGCTCACGGAATTGCCGCCGAGCTACATTCTTGACGAAGACGGTCAAAAGGTTCTCGCGGAAGACGGCTCGGGCATTGAGGCGGAGCAAGGCAACCCTCCAGGCCAGAGCCCGTTGGCCAATGCGCCCTACGCCAAGCTGTTCGTATCGCTGAACGCTGAGGACATGGGCTACAGGCGTCCGAACAAATACGGGAAAGCGACCTGGTTCGCATTGTTTGACGCAAGGAATGCTGTGGTGGGGGATTACCTGGTCGGTGACCGGGGCACCTTTTTCATCGCCGCGATGCAGCTCCTGCTGCCGATTTTGGTCGTCGAGTGCAACCGGGTTGTGACTGTGTTCCGCCCCCAAGTCCAAGGCGGCGTGGGCGCGGTCGAGTACAGCGGGACGACCACCGCGAACCAGACGGCGATCATGACCGGCTGGCCGTGCAGCATCCTGCAAGGAACGAAGGGCGAGAAGAACGAAACGGCGCTTCCAGGGGACACTCGAAGCCCGTGGTGGACGATCCTGTTGCCGAAAGCAGACACCATTCAGATCCTGCCGAACGACATCATCACCGATGATCTCGGCCTACGGTATGTGATCAGCTCCACAGAGTTGAGCGACCTCGGGTGGCGGCTCACGGCCATGACGGCGGTGGCGTGATGATTGCTATCGCTGATGTTCGCACGGCCCTGGTGAATGCGATCCAAGCGGCAGTGTATCCGAACGGCACGTCACAACCGAGCATATCGAACACGCCGATCAAGATTTTCGCTGGCTGGCCGGCTTCGGCTGACCTGAATGCCGATCTTGGGCTCGGAAAGACCGATATCTCGGTATTTCCGAAGCCAGAGGGACGCAACACGACGCGCTACCCCGAGGACGCCAAGGTTCTGGTGGCCGCGGCTCCGACATTGACCCTGACGGTGGGAACGGCAGCCGACATCCTCGCTGAAGACGGGGGTCGACTGCTCGGTGAGGACGGAACGCCCATGGAGGCCGAGCAAGTCGACAGCCAGGTGGTGACGGTCGGGGGCACGGTCTCAGTCCCTCAGAACGTTGGTCTATTGGTCAATCGCAGGCCCTATGCCTACGCGGTGCAGCCATATGACACGCTCGCCTACATAGCGGGCTCCCTGGCGGCCCTAGTGGGCGAGGATGTGCCTGGGACAACGGTAAACGGCACCTCGATCATGGTAGGCCCTACAGGTCGCATTCAGGCCCTGCGCGTGGGGGCCTCGGCCACGATGGGCACCGAGGTTCGTCGCCAGGAACGCGTCGTGATGATCACGGTGTGGGCGCCGACGCCTGCACTGCGAGATGAAATAGGCGCGGCGCTCGATGTCGCGCTGGCACAGATCCAGTTTCTCGACCTGCCGTACGATTACGGCGCGCGTCTGATCTACAAGAGCGACAACCAGGCCGACGTGACACAGAAGCAGACGCTTTACAGATGGGATTTCAATTACCTGGTCGAGTATCCGACCGTCGTCATCGCCGCAGCGCCACAAGTTCTGTTCCCCGCAACTGATCTAGCCACGCAGTTAACGCCAATCGAAACCCTTTACATCTGAGGCCATCATGCTCGTCCTGACCGTTATTCATCCCTTTGACGATTACGCCAGGGGACATCGCATCTCGGATCCCGACACGATCAAAGAAGTTCTGGCGGGCGAGAACGCACACCATTGCGTCAAGTCCAACACGCCTGAGCATCACGACGACTAAGCCACATCCCATTTTAGGAGAACTGCATGCCCGTTTATAACCTTGGCGCGATCAACACGGCGGCTCTGACCGCTCCCGACCTCTACGTCCAGAAAGTCCCGCCGCAGACACTTTTCATCAACGGCGTGCCAACTGACATTCTCGGATTGGTGGGTGTTGGTTCATGGGGGCCTGTCAACAGCGCGATCCTTGCTGATAGCAGCACCTTTGGGCCTGTCACGGTTCGGAAATACGATCTGGCTTCCGCCCTTTCGATCTCCGCCATGGTCGGCGCCAATGATGTCCGCGCCGTGCGCGTGACGGACGGCACCGATGCAGCAGCAGCGGCAAACCTCGTCGATACGGCGGGCTCGCCTGTTACCGGCGCGATCCTCACAGCCTTCTACACCGGCATCGTGGGCAACACCCTCTCGGCCGCCATCACGGCGGGCACACAAGCCAACACCTTCAAGCTCACGATCAACCGCCCGACCTTCACACCGGAGGTATTCGACAATATCGGCGGCTCTGGCGCCACCTTCTGGAACAACCTCGTCTCGGCCGTGAACACTGGCCAGACCGGCTTCCGCGGCCCGTCGCAGCTCGTGGTCGCCACACGCGGCTCCTCGACCGGCACCCCGAATACATCGGCTGGTGTCACCCTCTCAGGCGGTCTGGATGGCGTATCGAGCGTCACCGATTCGACCCTCGTTGGCGCGGATGGTGTCACATCTGCGTCCCGTACGGGCATGTATGCCCTACGTGGCTCCGGCGCCCAGGTGCTCAACCTGATCGATCTGACGACCGGCGGCCAATGGCCGACCATGACGGCCTTCGCCAATAGCGAGGGCATGTATGCCGTCACCCAAGGCGCTGCCGGCAATTCCTATTCGACGGTATCCACCACGCTTGGCTCCGCCGGCGTCGATGATCCCTCGCTCAAGGTGCTGGTTGGCGATTGGGAATACTGGCAGGACAACGTCAATGGCGTCACCCGCCTCATGGCGCCCGCCACCTTCGTGGCCGCGGAAATCGCCGCGCTCTCGCCCCACCTCTCACCACTCAATAAGCCGCTGCCAGGCGTCATCGGCACACAGCGCACAAGCCAAAATCAGCCCTACAGCATCTCGGAAATCGGTGCCACGGCCACATCGCGCCTCGATGTCGTGACCAACCCTTGCCCCGGCGGAAATTTCTACGGTTGCCGGACAGGGCGGAACACCTCCTCCGATCCGACCCGGAACGGCGACAACTATACCCGCATGACGAATTTCCTGGCGCTCACGATCGCCGCGTCGTTCGGCTTCGTCATCGGCCAACCGCAGACCGTGGATCTCCGCCGCAAGGCTGTTGCTGCCACGGATGCATTCCTAGCCGGCCTTGCCGATCCGGCGCGCTCCGGCGGTCAGATGGTCGGGGATGTGAACGGAGGGCCTGCCTTCTCCGTCCAATGCGATGCCGCCAACAACTCGGATAGCCAGGTCGCGCTCGGCTACATGCACATGAAGGTGCAGGTGAAATATCTCTCGATCGTCTGGTTCTTCCTCGTCGATCTTGAGGGCGGCCAGACCGTCACCGTCCAACAAATCGGCGCACAGCCCGCGCTGAGTTAATCCACCGAAGCCCGTTGACTAACCCTAGCAGCCGCGCGCGCGGCAGAAACGCTTAGCCATGCCCGTCAATAATTTTACTACCGGCAAAGACGTATCGCTCGTTATTCAAACACCGACCGGGCCTCTTACCGTGCCAGGCCTCACGGATTTCACGGCCGATCCCCTCTTCACCGATCTCAAGTCGAAGCCCCTCTCGGGCATCCCCATTCACGGCTATATCCCCGATGGCTGGAAGCTGAGCTTCAAAGTCGACCGGCAAGACCCGGCTATCGACAACTATTTCGCCGATCTGGAAGCGACCTATTTCGCCGGCGGCAACATCACGGGTGGCACGGTCTATGAGACCATCACCGAAGCCGATGGTAGCCTCACGCAATGGCGCTATACGGGCGTCGTCCTCAAATTCGACAAGGCGGGCGACTTCTCGGGCGACAAAAAGGTCGAGCAATCCTTCAGCGGCATGGCATCGCAGCGCGTGAAGGTGTCGTAATGGTCGGCGTCACCGTGCATGAAGGCGAAACGCCTTCGGAAGCCGTCATCAAGGCCGCGAATGCGACCGTGACGGTAAAAGACGAGCGCGGGCGGGAAATCACCGTCCGCAGACTCAAGACCCTCGATAGAATGCGGTTGCTCGAAATGGTGGGCGCTGAGAACTCCCTCAACGACCGCTATCTCGGTTATGCCACGCTCGCCCATTGCGTCGTCGGCATCGATGGGGATCCCATTCCCGTTTGCAACAGCAAGGTCGCTCTTGAGGCTGTCGTGCAGCGTCTCGATGATGATGGCATTAACGCCGTGGCGAGTGCGGTCGCCGCCAATTTCATGGCATCCAAGACGGCGGACGAGGTCAAAGACACCATAAAAAACGGGTAGAGCACCCCGGCCTCGCCGCATGCCTGTGGCTGGTCAAAAACGGGGTGCCTTACGACGTGGCCTTCAGCCTCGATGATGAAGACCGCACCGCCTACTGCATCCTGTTCGGCCAAATGGAAGGTCAAGAGTGGGATTTTACGCGTATGTCCTGGAAGAAGCTGTCATGAAGGAGTTCAACAGCTTCGCTAGGTTCGCTGAACATCTTGTTCTGCTTGGTGTCGAACAGCACCTGGCCGATCACGAGATTCTGGAAGTCGCGGCGAAACAGATTGAGACGCGCGCCAAAGAGAAGATCGGCACATACCAGGATCAAGCCGGACCTTTCGAAGCATGGCAACCCCTTGCACCTTCAACCGTCGATCAACGCGAAGCCCTCGGGTATACGCCCGATGATCCGCTATTGCGCGATGGCACGCTGCGCGAATCGATTGAACATAAGGTTGAAGGGCGAGAAGCCCATATCGGGTCTGACCTCGATATCGCGCTGTGGCAGGAATTAGGAACGGAGCACATCCCACCCCGCAGCTTTCTCGGCGGTGCTGCCTTTGAGCTTGCGCCCAAGATCGTCCGCGAAATTGGCATCGCCTTCAGTTCCATCCTGGCCGGAGGCGGCAGAAAGATACCGATCGAATGACCGACGCCTATAAAATCGGCGTAACTGTCGCCCTCAACAACCTGATCGGGACTGAGCTTTCCCGCATCGCAGGCCAATTCGGCGTCGCCGATAAGGCGGCGTCCGGCTTTGCCATACGCCTTGGTGTTGTTGCCGTTGCTGCTGCCGGTATGACCGCAGCTCTGGTCGCCGGCATCAATGAGGCGCGCAGGTTTCAGGTCGAGGTCGCGAAATTCCAGCTTTTCGGAATGGGCGACGCGACGAACGCCAGCGCGCAACGCTTCGCTGAGAATATGCAGGTCGTTGGCACAAGCGCGACCGAGGCCATGCACCTCATGCTTGAGGCGCAGGGTGTGTTTCGCGAGTCTGGCCTGTCCGGCGATTCCGCTTTGCGCGGCGCCAAGATGGCCGCACCGATGCTGGCCAAGATCGATTTCATCGGTAAGGCCCTGGATGGCGAGAGTGCGTCCAAGATGCATTCGTCGGCGCAGGCCATGCTGCGTTTCATCGACATGCAGGGTGGTTTGAACGATCCCGAGCGGTTCAGTCAGATC